TTAACGTATTGGTTAAACATGAAAGTATTTCGATTTTTTTCAATTTCCGCGTCAAAAACTAAGGCCTCCGTTTGCCCTTTATAGTCAAATCCAAGCTCATGCCAGTCAAACGTTTGCGCTTTTGGCGTCACTTTGTCGCTTATAATTTTGTCAAATGTCATTTCATGTTCCTGAAGTAACAACATTCCTCGATTTTCTTTTATTGTTTTATTCCATATTCCCGCAATATGTACGTCGCCGTGCGAATCCATTAAGCCGGTCGTATTAATAACTAATTGAGCGTTAATTTTATTAACGTTTTGGTCCTCTATTGTTAGCGCTTTATTTGCTTTTTTGTCAGCGTTTGCCGTTGGTAAAATTTGTTTTATCGCGTCGCCTTGCTTAGTAATAAGCTTTTTTTGAGCGATTAAAGTCTTTTTATTGGTCCTTAATGCTTCAAATAGTTCCGACTTTGTTGCAAATTTTTTATTTGGAAATTCTTTCGCAATTATCATTTTTTTACCTCCGTTTTCGCCTTTAGGGTTTCAATTCTTTTCAATATAGACGCCTTAATTTCGTCCTTTATATCTTCCCTTTTTGTTAATAGTTCTAATTTTTTAAGCTCTAATTCCATGTTTTTAAATTTATTCCGCCGGTGCTTGCGCCGTTGTTATCAAACTTTCAGCAATTTCCCGGTCATATTGGTAAATCTCAACCAACAAATTTATCGCATTGTTCCGGCTTATTTCGCCCCTTGCAACGCTTTGATTGACCAATATAATACCCTGAACACCCCCAACGGTCCCCCGCAAATTAAGCGAAGCGTCAAATAATAAGCTTTTTATGTCTGAATCGTTGCTTTGAGAAACAAGCTCCCGCTCTTCAAGGCCAATCATTTCAGAAACTAAGCCCCTAAACTCCGTCGAATCGATTATATTAGACCTTAAAAGGTCCGAATAAATACTTATTTCGTCCTTTTTTATGCGTTGTTTGCGCTCTTCGTCCTCTTGCATTACTGCCAAATGGGAGAAAGTGCCGACAATTTTTCCGTCGGTATATCCTAAATACTTGTTCAAACTATTCGTTCGGTCGTCGATAAGGTTTTGGGCCTCACTTTCGATAAATGCTTTGTAAGCTTCCTTTTGATTTTCAAAGGTCGATCCTGAAGCCAAAGCGGAAAACGCTTCTTTAGGCAATCCAAACAACCCGAAAATTGTCAATCCGGCGTTTACTAATGTATCGTTAAGCTTTAAATCGCTTACTTTTGGGATTGTAGAAATATAATCGACGTCGGTCCCTATAATTTGTATATTTCTTTGGCCTGATAACGTGCCGTAGTCATTTTGTTGACCTTGCTCCATTTCTTTGCGTTCCCTTTCGGTTAACATTGCCGAACCGATTGCGTCTTTTTTACGCGAAACCCATGCCCCAATTCCTCCCGGATTAGATAAAAATGTATTTTGAGCCTCTAGAGCTGCTTGAGAATTGGAAACAATATATTGTAAAGACTCAAGTCTTGATTGTGAAAAATAAGGATTTGTGAAAGTTGACGTATCGAAATACGGAAGCAATTCCGCAACGTTTAACTCTTTTACTTCCCGAGTTACCTCATCAACGATATATTTAACAATAATTTGGTCAGGATCCTTCTTGATCATTTCCGCAATATAATCGCCGTCATATAATTGCCCCTGCTTATTTAAAAAAATAAGTTTGTCCGCGCTTATGTTTAAAATGTCGGTTGTCGGATCCGCAAAGCCCCGGGAATCGATTAATTTGTTAACGTACCAGTAAGACGTACCAAAAATTGACTGAAATGTTAGGTCCTGAATTAAAAAATTTTGTTGGCTTTGGTATTTATTCGGGTGGTTTAGTTTCTCCGTTATCTCATTTTGAGATAATTCCCCATTTTCTTTGAAGTAAAATTTAACATTTGAAACGGCTTTTGCTCTTTCTTGTATAGCCCAAAAGACGAAAGGATTGGTTTTGTACCATTCAACAAAATCCTTTTTTAAAAGTTTCTTATTTCGTTGTGTATATTGGGCCGTAGTTAAGACGTTAATCGGTTGCTCAACTTTATAGCGTCCGAAAATATTCAATTTTTGTAAGAAAGTTAAAGCCATTTATTAAAATTATGGCCTTTAAAAGACTCGATTTCGAGCAAATATAACTAAAATTTTTATAATTCTATTGTTTCGTTAACAAGTTTTATCGATTTTTTGCATTTTCTACAATAAGGATAAACAATCGAGTCGTTCAAATTACCTTCATATTCGAGCAATTTTTGATTGCAAACCTTATTTTCACGATTTCGAGGGCAACGAATTTCTTTAATTTTCATATATTTGTGAGTTTTGTTAAAATTTTCCTATTGATTTTAAGTATAAAACGACGTATTCAATGGCGTCCAATGTATGGTTGTTTAGGTCCTCGCGCTCTTCGAGTGCATTCCCGGACCGGTCTTTTCGCCAGCAACTATCGAATTGCTCCATTTCTATGTTCTCAGATGTTTCCGTATAAAATACCTCGATTTCTTGCATCATGGAAATTCGCTCAATGATTTTGACCTTGTTACCGATTGCCGTCGTATTTTCCCAACCGGCCGCCCTGAGGGATCGAATCTTTAACGGTCGATTATTGTCGCAAATAACCGTTAAGTTTTGATTTATGTCTAATTTTTTGAACATATAAACCGGGATTGAACCGGTTTCGCCGTTTATTGCGTTGCTCCCTATCCGCGTTTGAAGTTGATTTTCGCTAAAATAATTGTATTCATGTATAAATAATTGGCCGTCGTAATATTTGACGCCCACAATTGCGAAAGGATCCACTTTCCCCCAATCAACGCCAATAATTTCGTCCGTATCGAGGTTAAAATATTCCTCTTTTGTGCATCTTTTCCAGTAATATATACGTCCCTCAACGCCTCCAATCTCTCCAAGGCCATAAACGCGCCATTTATTCGCGTAAAACTCCGATTTAATTGTTCCGTCCTGGTTATATCCGCGCTCTTTATAGCTTAATATATTGCGTTTTTCCTCCGGGCTTATCTTTTCGTTGCCCTCAAAGGTCACTTGTATAAAGTTTTTTTCGTTGATTAGCTCATGTATATAAAAACGTTTATCGGCGTTAAAGTCAACTATTACCTTTTTGGCCCTTTGGGATATGTCAAAAGTCTTTTTTTGTTTGACCTTGTTGACCTCATTTATATAAATTATGTCCCTACGGCGACCTTTTCCAAGGTCCTCTTTATCCAATCCGATAAACTCAATGAAGCCCGAAAGAGAATTTTTGTCGGTTAATTTGCTTTTATTATCATTCCATTTGAAAAAATCCCAAATATTCCAATCGACGCAAATCTTTTTAAGGTCCTGAAAAGCCGTATCCATTAATTTAGTCTTTTCGGCAGACGCTATTGTTATTTCTAAGCTCGGATTTTCCCGGAATGCGTCAATAATTAACATTAAAATCGATACCGTTTTTGAGGCCCCTTGGCTCCCTTGAATGATTAGAAGCGGTTCCTTTGCAGCTTCCTGAAAGAAATCGTTCAATTTTATAGTGTTTGTTACTGGAATATAGTTAAACGACATTTATTTTCTTAGTCCGTTTTGGTCGAATATTGGCGGCGCTTTGACCGTTACGTTGGTTTCAACCGTTTGCGTTGCTTTGCCTTCGGTACGATCCAGGACCTCCTTAATGGCGTTTAATTTGTCGGAAGTCTTAATTTCGTCTGAATTACTAAACGCAATCGTTAACAATTCAATTGCAAGGGCCTTTTTTCCGTCGTCAATGTCTTTAAGGTCCTCCCTTATTGAAGATAAATCTCCTCTTTCAAGGATTTCCTTGATTATTGTCGAAACCCTTTTACCCTTTGGGGCGCCGTTTTGATTGATATTTTGAGGGTTGTTCTTAAAATTGTTGCTTCCCGCGTTTGGGTGTTTGTTAATTGCTTTATATCCTCCGGCCATTCGTTTGAATTTCGATTGTAAATCTTTGTAGTATAAACAAAAATACCGACAAAGTTAAATATTTTATTCTATTATTTACCTTTTATAGATATTTATTTATTAAGTATATTAATAAACTCCTTAATTTCAGACTCCCAAATTGATTTTTTTACTTCCAATTGCCTAATCCAAACCTTTCGAAGCTCAATTTTGTCCTTTATTTCCTCTTTTGTCATGTATATAATTTAAAAACCCGGCGCCATTTCTGACAACCGGGCAAAACAAAACTAATATTTTAAAAAGGTAGGTCGGTTTCCTCCTCCATTTCTTGAGCTTTTGAGCTTTCAGGATCGTTCGACCAAATTATTTTTCCATTACCTAAATAATTTTTGTCCGCTTTTGCTTCCCTTTCCTCCTTTGACTGGTTTTCCCAAACCGAACAATCGTTTTCAAATTGGTCTTTTTCGTCATTTATCGCAATATTTAGCGATAAATAAGTTCCTTTTTTTCCTTTAATTAACTTCGCTTTGTTGATTTTCTCAACATTAACGGAAACACTTAAAATTTTTGCCATTTTGTTAAATTTTGATTAAAAAATATTTCACTAATATAGTGATTTTATTTGAATTTTTTACTTGTTGCTTTGATTATTTCTAAACATAGCGCTTTCGGTATTATTGACCTTAAATAATTATCTTTTAAGCCTTGCGTTCCGGTTTTTGAACCTCTTGGAGCGGCTTCATGTTGGCATTTAATATTTCCATTAAAACACATAGGCTTAGGATCCCATCCGTTTACGTTGAATATATCCTGAAAGTTATTGCTCCAAATATCGGTGGGCTTCATTCTTAAATCGCCAAAACTACAATATGTGATAGTTCTTCTATCTAATCCTTTGATTTTTCTTCTCATTTTTCCGCGAGGATTTTCAATATAATAAATACTTTTTGGAAACCAATCAATTATTTCTAAAGTTTTATTAAGTATTTTCATTCCTTTTAAAGCCTCTTTCGTTTTTGGTGTATGGTTTTTATTCCAATGATGACCAATCGATGCAACACTAAAATAAGTGCAAGGAGGCGATGCCCAAACCATTTCAGGATAAAAAGGTATTTGTTCTTTTTTTAAGTCTAAAATATCAATAACCAAATCAATATTTTCAAA